TCTGCTGCCTTCTTACACTCAGTACTAAAATAATTTTTAAAATCAGAAGTGAAACTATTTCCTACTTGCTTACCTTCTCTAACATACTTATTAAAGTACTGTTTGAGTTTAACACCAATACTAAGTTGATCGTTTTCTTCTATCTGCTTTGCTACACCATCTAAGAAAGGACCACATTTATTAACAAGAGAGCTACTAGCATTTTTTAAATTAATCAACTTCTGTTTCTCTTCAGATGTTAATAAAATATCTTTTCCTAGTGTGTCTATCTCTGCACTGATAACGAATACATTCTTATCCTTCTTTAGTTTAGATGGATCAAATCCAAAAGAAGCATGAAGCCTCTCAATACTATTACCAGTATATGTGGTATGAAATACCACTCCTATCTTTGCTTCATTGGCTAGATCAAAATCACTGTCCTCTTGTGGTATAGCATATGTTATTGTATTTGGTTTGAATGTAATTGACTTCTTACCGTCCACCACTTCTATTCTCTTATCATCAGTAAACAACAAATCTCCCTGTACTACTCCTTCAATTCCTATAGAAGGAAGATACTTTAGAGCATCCTTTAACTTAGAAGTAAGACCAGGAGCATGACCATGATTGTTGTCTATATCTTCATCAGTATAATTAATCTTTGCATCCTTATTAAAGATAGACTTAGTACCAACAAAGAAGTTATTTGTTCCTGGATACTGTCCACAGAATATAGCAGGTGCTCCATCCCACTTTGTAGTCATCTTAAAATTACTAGTACCCTTACCAGTAAAGGTTCTAGCCAATGAATCTAAAAATTTAAAAGCATCTTGAGCACCCAACTTCCCATCAAGGAGAATGCTATCTTCTAAATGTTCTAGGTGAGTGTTCTTAGACATTAGTATATCTTAGCGAATGGACCATATCTCAATCCCATCTTCTGAGCGATGAAGACCATATCAGTAACAAACTTATCCCTATCTTTCCTAGACAGAGAGAAGAAAGCATCAAGCCAAGCAATCTGCATTAACTTGGAGTTAGCAACCTGTGGGTGAACAGAAAATAAAAACAATAGATTATCATATACCTCTTGGAATGATTTAACTTGTCCAAAGAATACTCCTGCAGATGCAACTCTTTTTATTCTATCCAACCACTTCTTCTCATGATCTAAGAGCTCAGAAGCTTCTTGAGGATATGCTGCACTAGATCCTACAAATTTCCTTGAAGATCCATACTGTTTAAAAAGATCTTCAACATACTCAACCGTTGCTTTACCTAATCTAGCAGCACCAGCATCTTTATCTTGTGGTTCATATTTTAAACCACTAAACTTTTGACTATCATTCGCTTTAATCTGGAACTTATATTTTGTTGTACCATCACCCTGAACAATCAATGTTGTATCTTGAGTAGAGAGAGTTATAACACCCTTCTTTTCTTTCTTAGCACAATCACATAACGTACTAACATAATGATACTCAGTAGTCTTCAGTTGATTAAGACCCATGAATTTACCAACAGTATTCCAATGAAGATTAACTTCAGACCAGAGTGCTTCATCACCACTAACCTTCTTTAAAGATATTCCCCATATCTGTTTCTTTCTCCACAAATCCCTCATGATAGCATTGAACTGTAAGAGTTGTGGATCAATTCTATCTCTCATTCTGACCCTCATATTAGTCATATGCTTCTCATCAGTATGTTCCTCAAGATGTTTTATCCATTTGTCCTCATTATTAATCAACCAGATATCAGCAGGGTTCCAGTTATCTTTCTTACCTTTGGATGCCCAACCCTTACCTGCAACATATCCACTAACCCATTGCATAAAAGTTCCTTCTCTATCAAAGACAGTAAAATCTCCTTTACTGCACTTCTTTAATAAAGTTTGATTCTGTTTCCAAAAATTCTCATACCAATCATCTGTAACCTGATCCAACTTACATACATCTTTCCACAGTTTTGTCATATACTTACTTACTATCGGATCTGCCTTTAATTTTTCCCAAGTAGCCCAGGATTCATTATGTCTTATTGCTCTCTCAAAAACAAACAACGATCCAAGTTCTTGAGCTCTGGTCATAGCCGCAGCATTTACCTTTTCCTCTGGTAAATTAGTCTGAGCAACCTGTACCTTCATCTGTGAATTAGGACCAAGTTGGAATCCTAGATTAAAAGTAGGTTTTTGAGAATTACCACCTTTCTTTGGATTTTTATTCGTGATCCACTTTTTAGCTTTCGCATCCCATTTCTTTTCTGCGTATGCTTTACAGTTTTTAAAAACTTTATTAACCCCGTCAGTATTAGTACATATTACAATACTTTTTTTAGGTGCTTTCTTACCTTTGCCTACCCACTGCGATCCCAGAGTTCTTGGATTTTCTGGACTACCTTCCTGAATAAGCCATGTTGATGCCTGACCGAAGACATCAGCCATTTGTTTTTTATGAGTCGGATCCTTAATGTAAGCTAAGAAATCGTTCTGTATATCAAAATCTCTTTTGGCCATAAAAAAATCCCCCTCTAGTTATTTAGAGGGGGATGGTCTTAGATATCACCTTCCTTTCGATTCTCCGATTTGAATATATCAAACTCACCGTCTGGGTATCGTGCTGCTAACTTCATCATGTTAGTAACTACGATAGTCTGGAAGTCTAGATCTAATGCATTACAAGCTTGTGCAATGTACCAGAACACATCACCTAATTCTTTTAAAAGATGTACCTTAGTATCTTCTGTGAGTTCCTTACCTTGGAAAGCAATCTTCTTTACTATCTCTGTGAACTCTCCACCTTCTGCACTGATACCAACAGCAGCAGTAAGAAGTCTAGGAATATCAACACCCTTAGATTCTAAGTCTTTAATTCTATTGATGAATTCATCTGTACTCTTAGAAGGGTAGCTTGTAGTACCATCGACAAACTCTAGGTACTTATTATAATCAACTGATTGTGTCATTGTGGATCTGAATAACGATGTTCTTGTGAGTGATAGGTATCAGCAATAGGTGCTGGTTCTATCATCTTAACCTCATCCCAGTGTGTGCGATACACTAGGACATTGCATTGACTTACGCCATGCATTTTACCTGGATCTTCCCATTGTCTCACACACAATGTGAAGTAGGGACTATGTTTATCGTAGAAGTTAACGAAACCTCTATCTCCTCGGAACTCAACTATGTCTCCGTGTTTAAACATTCCATTCAGCGAATTTACTAAGGCGGTCTTGGTTGTTTTTTATTGCGTCAAAAGCATTAACGTCTGGATCTTCTTCCTTATCACTCATGATATCAGAAGTAGATTCTGCAACATCAAATAACTTCATCTTCGCTCTATCTATACCCACAACAAACTTACGATTTGAAGTAGGATCATTGTACCTATTCTTCAACTGCTTAACCATTATTCTACCTTCCTGTTCCAGTTCCTCGCTAGAAATGAGAGCGAACATAAGATCAGCAGTAGCAGGGAGTCCAAAGGATTCTGAAGTGTCAGTGAGGTCAGGATCACTAGACCCAAAACCAGAACGAGTAGTTTGAGTAGCACTAACAATCGGTAGGTCAAACTCGACAGCAAGACCCCGAAGCTCTTCAGCAATCGCTTTAACATAGGTATAAGAGTTAACAATGTGACCTTTATATCTTACACTAGCACAAATGTTAAGGTAATCTATAAAGATTATATCAGGTTTGAATGATTTCTTAAGTTTTAGTTCATTAAGTAATGCCCTGAAATGTCCAGCATGAGCTGAAGCAGTAGGATATTCCTTGATGATAATCTTTCCTTTAGTCTTCTTCTCAAGATCAGCGATCTTAGATTTAAACATCATCTGAGGTAGATCCACAATATCTTTGATGTTAACATTCAAACAGTTAGCATCAATACGCTCTGCAATCTTTTCCTCAGACATCTCCATCGTAACATAGAGAACATTCTTACTTCTCAACAAGCAAGCACTAGCCATGTGACACATGAATAGAGACTTACCAACACCTGTACCAGCAAGTGCTATGTTAAGAGTCTTATTAGGAAGACCACCCTTAGTGATGTAATTAAACTTCTCTAAGTCAAATGGTATCTTCTCCTCTTCTCTATGATAGAACTCATATCTATTATCAGCAGACTCAATATAATCATGTCCTACATGCTCATCAAATGATACACCTAAAGCTTCCTGTAGAATACTAGGGATAGCATCCTTAGATAACTTCTCATCATTACCATCAGCAATCTTAACTGACTTGAGTAATGCATTATAGATTGCTTTATCCTGACACCACTTCTCAGTAGAATCACGTAACCAATCAGCATCAACCCATTCATCGTTAAGATCATCCAATCTAATCAAAGCATTTTTATAGGTCTCATCTGTAAGATCAGTCCTATTACCAAGATTAATTTTTAGAACTTCTTTAGTAGGAGTCTTATCATACTTAGCTGAAAAATCTTGTATCTCTTCAAAGAGAACTACATCAACAGCATCCTGAAAATACTCCGAATCAAGATGAGGTACTACCTTACGATAGTACTCCTCATTACAAAGAAGATTCCGAAGGATAGTATTTTCTATCCTCTCAGTTACCATAACCATACTCCGTTCTTGCTGCTTCCTCTAACTGAGCCATCACTTCGTCTGTGAAGTACTTCTCAGGATTAGCAAGAACAGATTTAGGGTAAACAGAAGTTTCACCGAACTTGAGACGGTTGCCCACCCTCGTAAAGATGTTGTACTGTTCACCCAATTCCAAGAGTCCATAGTACTTGTCCAATCCACGTTCATCGAAGTATAATCTAGTAGCAACTTTAGAACCCTCCTTGGTTAGACGAGATTTCTTGGCTTCACACTTAATGATGTTACCCACTAGGTCTGTACCTTCCTTCTCTTTTGATTTGGTCAAATATATTATAGTAGATGCAGCATACTTTAGTCCAGCTCCACCACCCATTTCTTTTTGTGGCACATAGGATCCGATCACATCATATGTGTGATTCGTAACAATCATAGGAACCTTTGCCTGTCCAAGCTTCAAGGTTAATACCCTGAATGCACCCTTAATTAACTGTGATTTGGTCATGTCCCTGACCTGTTTATCATTAGAGATGTCTTCCATCTCCTTTGATGTACTAAGCATACCAAGAGAATCAAGAACAAACATCAATGGCTGACGCTTATCCTTTGGTTCTTTCAAATACTTATCAAGAATCCTAGTAGCTTGTGTTCTAAACTCTTCAATAGTAGCAACAGGAAAGATTACCATACGCTTGGAATCTATACCTCTGCTCTCAATCATATCCTTTGAGATAGCAGATTCAGACTCAAAATAAATAACCCCACCATCACTATGCTGATTAAGAAAGTTACGTACAACACTAAGGGCAAAGAAAGTTTTTCCTGTGGACGATTCCCCTGCAAGTGCCGTAACCTTGTTGGATGGAATACCACCAAACAAAGATCCGCTAACGACAGCATTGAAAATATGGCTACCTGTATCAACAAAACTGGATGTATCTCCTGCAGCGACTCCATCGCTGACGATACTTGCATACTCATTCCCACTCTCTTTAATTACAGTATCTAGGAACCCCATTTATTAACCTCACTTTCATACATGTTAACATAGTTGTGACCACCACTGGCCATCATTAAAGCATACTGTCTTGCAGTATCCTTTTCTTCAAAAACTCTAACCTGTTCAGGTTCAAGTGCTTCTATTGGATCATCTTGGTAAGTGACTGTCCATACTGTTTTGCTCATGTGAAAAAACTCCCTATCGTAACAACTTTTTTACTATTCCACCCTATACATTCTAGCACATTTTCCAGTGGTTTCAAGAAACTCTTTTCAAATTGTTTCTTGTGATCGATATACTTCTCCATATTAAACTCCTTTGGAATCTCATTGAAGAAGGAGATACAATCCTCCCTAAAAGGATTGGGTGTCTTAAGATAAATGAATTTTATCTTCTCACCCTCCTGTATTAGAGGATACTTGTTCTCTATCTTATTCTTTTTAACATAATGGTTATAAAGCAGAGCACCCCTTACGTGGATGGGGGTTCCTTTTTGATAGATGTCGGTTCTTGAAAAGTATTTTTCAACTCCGTTACATCCTCTTGGGAATGCGATGTCTTCATAGGGTTGCTCCTTTGTCTCTGCTCGGACACCATTGATAAAAGAGACAAGTTCATCATTTGTCTTGCCGATAATGATCTTAAAAGCTGCATACAATTTATCCCTGAAATATTGAGGGGTAGATGATCTAGCGGTCTCAAGACCCATGATCTTCATCTTGGGTTCTTTGTATCTAACTCCCTCTGAGTCCCACACGTTTAATATGTATCGCTTCTTAGCAGTCCATATACCACGGTCAGCAATGTTCTCTCTCTTCATAATCATTTTCTGTTCATACGCCGAGACATACGAAGCCAGTTCCTGGTAAGACTTCTCGATAAACGGTTCCAATTGATCCTTGCAGATCTTGTCCAGGAGCTCAACAATCTTAATCTTATTATCAGACTTATGAGCAAAAAATTTATTAACAAGAGGTCCGAGATTAAGATATATTGAGTCGGTGTCTGATGCGATAACGTAATCAACTTTATCTGTAGAGAGTAGTTTATTTAGATAAACATTGATCTTATTCTCAATCCAGCGAATAGATACCTGCCCAGAAAGAGTGATTGCTTCTGCATTAGCAAGCTTATAATACCTGAAGTGCTCATTGCCGATAGCACCATAAGCACTATTAAGTGAGATCTTCTTAGCCATCTGAATGTTATTACATCTAGCAATCTCCTTTGTAAGTTCAATGGATGGTTTCTTTTCATACTCCTTCTTAGCTTCAATCATCTTCTTCTTAAAGATGACTCTCTCATTATACATTTTATCCATGAGTTCTGGTAAGAACCCACGTACATCTTTCCTGTACTGTGCTCCATTAGCACACACAGCAAACTCACCATCAACATCTATCTCTTGATTTAGAATCCCTTCAACGCTTGCGTTGGGATGTCCAGCCTCCCTGAGTGTTTCTGGCGAGATGTTATATTGCATAATAAGATGAGGATACAGGCTATTGAGGTCAAAATTAACAACCCAATCATAGAATCCTGTCTTCGGTTCCTTAACATACGCCCCCGCATATTTTTCTGATTTGTTTGCACTCTCTTTCTTAGGTGGAATTGCTATCTTCCTCTTAAGAAGTTCAACGTATATGTAATTATCCCACATACGTACCTGACTAAACACATCTTCATAATTGACCTTAGCATCATAAGCCATAGTAAATGCTAGGTCAAGTAGTTTCATCTTGTCGTCAAGTTTATCAACTAACCTAACGTCATGTATATTGTAATCAATAAACTTCTGCCAATCATTCTGATAGAACTCCTTGAATGTATCAAACTCAGAGTGATCTAACTTTCTCTCTCCAAGCTCAACCAAGCAGATGTGATCAAGTCTATACGATTCTTGGTTAGTATAAGTAAATTTCCTGTATAGTTCGAGGTAATCCAGAGTAGATATTCCTGGAAGATCGTAAGCGATTTGCTTTCTCCCTTTGATATAAATTTCACGTCTAGATATAAGCCTCCACGGGCTAAGATAACGAGAATACTTCTCACCAAGTATCCTAGAAATACGACCAGCGATATAGGGAATATCAAAAAGTTGTACGTTCCAACCTGTAATAACATCAGGAAAATTCTCATTCCAATACTCCAAGAATGCCGATAACATAGACTGTTCAGTTTTAAAGTGAAGGTAGTCTACATCTTCATGCTTATTATCAAATGGTCTAGCACCAAAGACAGTAATGCGACCAGTAAAGGAGTCCTTAATACTGATCGCTAGTATCTCTTGGTCTGCTGCTTCGATATCAGGAAACCCATTCTCTGCAGCAGTTTCAATATCGATGTTGAATACTCTAATTGCCTTGGGATCAAACTTTATATGATCATCAGAATATTCTTCTGCAATGTACTGATAGAGATATCTTGTGTTACCATACACTTCCATGTTAGCAACATCTCTGTACCTCATTATAGTTTCCTTTGCACCTGCAATGGAACCTTGCTTCATAGGCTCTACACACTTCCCCTCAAGGGTTCTCCATTTAGAGAAGTTAGATGTTGGGAGATATAAAGTAGGATTAAATGGAACCCTATCTTTAAATGCCTTGCCTCCCTCATAACCACGGACAAGAAGGTTCTGACCTGCTTGCTCAACATTGGTGTAAAATTTCATTCAGTAAGTAGTTCTTTTGCTTCTGCTGTATTTAAAGCTTCGTCTGTTGGATTAACCATCACTATTATATCAGTAGATCTAACAACTAGTTGAAAGTCTGCTGAATGCTTTGGCCACCTCTCTCCATCTAATGTGATAGGATCCTCTAGAATACAATCTGGTTGACCATATTCTGCTTCTGGTATCTCTGATACATCAGCAAGGATCCAAGGTTCATTATTCAGTCGTAGTAGTTTCTTCATTAGTCTCTTCTATTGGTTGACTGTCTGCTAAAATCTTTTGTTCATATGCTTTCTGCACTGCAGGCTTAGCACTACTAATTATACCAATCATATCAAACCCAACATTAAACTGCCTATCATCTGTAAATGGATTCCATTTCTTGAAGTTAATATTATAACCTTCCTCAGTTTCATTTACAACATGTAGAGTATAAGGATCTGTGAATGCTAAACAAATAGGTTTCTCTCCTTTCTCCTTTGAGTCTTGATCATGGAATACTTCTCCAACATCACAAATAATTTGCTCGTTGGAATACTTCATGTTAATAACTTGTATAGTCATATTAAGAATATTCAGTAAGTTCAGTGTACATAATTGATAGTTCCTCTGCAACCATCTCATAATCTTTTACATGGAATTCGTCAAGATATATCTTCTCAACATCTTCCCTAACATCATTTATACTAACAACACTATACAGATTCAAACGAAACTGTTGATGTCTTGCAAAAGGATTCCAAGGGGAAAAAGATACCTTCAATTCAGGTTCGTTAGTCTGAAATTTCTGAGTAGTTGGAATACCCCTAGAGACTGTAACGATCTGAGGATGAACCATAACATACCCTATGGTAGCAGGTTCTTTAGGATCTATAGTAGCTCTCCTCATCTCATGTATATCAGCCACTACTCGCTCTCCTGTATTAAGAACGATAAGTTTGATGCTCATATTTTAATGGATGTATCTAGACATTATAAAGGGGAACTCGACAAAAGTCAAGCTCCCCTTTGATTCATAACAAAATACCACTACTCCACTAAGAGACCTGAGCCTCTAACTTTTCTCTGGCAGCACCTGTGCCGAACCAGAATTTCTTTTGCTGATTCTCTGGAAGAACCTTAGTAAGATTCACAACCAGTAATCCATCCTTATAATCAACATCCTTAACTTCAATAGAGTCTCCTAGTTGCCAACTTCTATCAAATGATCTTGTAGCAATACCCTTATGGGTGTAGGATCTCTCATCCTTTTCTTCTGCGGATGCTTTAACCGTTAAGATGTTCTGTTCGGTGGTAACTTCGATATCTTCTCTTGAAAATCCAGCAAGAGCGATTTCCAAAGTGGTTGTACCATCTCCTCCATGAAAAACATTGTAGGGTGGATAATTTTTTCCAGCTTCTGCAAGTCTTTCGAGTCTGTTGAATGTTTCATCGAATCCTAATTGAAATGGGCTATATGTGTCCCAGTATGATCTACGCATTTGTCTGTCCTCCTTGAAGCGACTAATTGAATGTGACCCCGAAGGCATCACACTATTAATTATACAGTGAGGCACTAAATTATGGGTGCGTTAAACCAGAAAACTGAGTACGGATCTTACTGAAGTTTATACTCTTCCGAGTTCTTATAATGATCCCACACCATTGGAAATTGTTGTGGGGGGAATACTCTATATGAATAAACCTGAGAATATCTTACTAGGTCTTCTTTATAATTTCTAGAATCCCATTCTGGTTTATGGAAAAATAAAGAAGGATAGAATGTACAACTATTATACTCTGGTTCCATTCTAAGATATTTGTGCCATCCTCTTTCTACAAAGAAGGTATCAATTTTATCTGGATCCCATGCTACACTCTTAACACTAGTAGAAGCTGAGGGATTTCTAGCACGACCATAATATATTGGACGACCATCACTTAAGTTATAATAGAACTCTGTTCCAGCAGGATTATCATCAGTCAACCAAATGTTAAAAGCATAACTAAATGGATCTGAATGAGGAATCATACTTGTTGCACTAATATCCATATGTTTCCAATGGGTATTACAGTATGTCTGCCAAGTTGAGAATGATGTATCATCATTATCAAACTTACTTCTCTCAATTACAGGAAATTTATATTTACTTAGTATACCATACAGATAAGCATATACGTTTGTTAAGCTAGCCATTAATGGCATAGGAAAGTGTTGTTGAGATCCAGGAGATACAGTAGTACTTTGAGGAACTACTGGAAATCTTTGTAAAAATTCTTTTACTGCTACTGGATCTTTATAAAAATTTTTAACACATCCCCACTTCATTGTGGAAGCTTCATGAATGTAAATATGTTCTTGTGCTTTATCAGATATTTCAAATGTCTTATCGATTATATCTTGAGTTAATATTGTAAACTCTGATAACAAATTCATTACGGTTTCTTCTTACCAATATTATATTTGGATTCTAAAGTCCAGTCACCTTTCTCTTTAAAAGATATAACTTTTATCTGATTTAATGGTGCAAGCTCACCAACACTATCTTGATTGATGATCGTAACCAATCCCCAATCAGACAACAACTGTGTTATACGATTTCTACGCTGAATATCATTCTCTGTGATGTTTGTGTTCTTACCATCAAGTGCGAAGAGTTCCTTGAAGTGAACTATGTAATACTTTCCTTGCTTATGCAAGATATGACACGACTGATATATCTTTCTTTCTTTTCTAGAAGCAACACCAATTCGTGTTAATGTTTCACGAACCTTTAGGAAATCATCTGGTTCTTTGAGACCTACCTCAATCATATCAGACTGTTTCCACTGGATCTCAGTATCAACGGACATTATTTTCCACCTTTATGCAATGATCTTTTTATATGTTCGAGTTGATCTGTTGATAATATCCTGATTGCTTCTAGAGCCTTGGTATAGCTATACCCATAATACTCACGAACTTCATCAAGATAATCAATCGACTCTTTCTTAGACCAAGGAGAGAATCTCTTTCTAGGTCTCAGACTATTTATATAAAAGTCGTATTGCATACGCTTAGATATATGATAATTCATATTCATCTCATTAGCAAACAACACAGTGTCTGTAAAGGATGATAAGCATTTATTAATAATCCAACTAGGATATGAGGATTCTAACTCAGGATCCTGATCCATTAAATTCTTCTTTGACTGGTTAATAGTGTAAAGCCAATCCCCTAGTTTTGGTTTGCTCATCTGCTAAATTATTAATTACAAGTGGGAGCAGTCTATATTCTGCTCGTTGGATACGATGTTGTAATGTTTCTACCGTATCATCAGGACATATCATAACTCTAGACTGGTCTATTATAGCACCACCGTCAAGTTCTTCGTTAACATAGTGGACAGTACATCCACTTTCCTTATCACCTGATTCTAATGCTTGTTCTACTGCATGTAAACCCTTGTACTTAGGAAGTAATGATGGGTGTACATTAATGATAGGACATGGGAACTCAGATGGTTTCTTAAGCACCCTCATGTAACCTGCAAGAATTATAAGATCCACACGATATGCTTCAAAGAGTTTAATCATTTGATCTTCATCTTTGTGTGCTATCCTACAATGAGGGATTCCAAACTTTGCTGCTCTCGCTACAGCACCACATTTCTTTGTATTGTGTATCATTAACACAATCTCATGTTTCATCTGAGGGTATCGTATAATGTTCTCGAAGTTAGTTCCTTCACCAGAACACATGACTCCTAATCTCATTAGTAATGATCCTCCAATCCTTCTACGGGTGTAGGTTTCCAATCCTTACCATAATATTTCTCTAAGATATTATGGTGTGGTGCATCTGTACCAACCTTCGGTGTCTTAGGTGGTGGCGGTGGAAACATCTCTAGTTGTATCTCAGGGATGGAGAATGTATCACCATCCTTTCTATGATGACAAACATAGAATGATCCATCCTCTTTTTGATATAAGAAGTCTGCCTCATGTGAACTTAGCAGAAGCATCTTCATAATTTTATCACCTTTTTCAATCATAGACATCATAAGGTCCATTAAGTTTTCTTTGATGTTCTCTCTCATCAAGAACCTCATTGATTAAATCTTTGAGTTCCTCTTTGAGTTTTGGTTCAATCAAAGTTAATGGTGTAGGATTAAATGGTGGATAGATTGGTTCACCATTTTCATCACGTGGGTATATGTTATCTGTACAACCTTCGGTTGCCTCACCACTCATACCCTGAGTGTCTATTTTTCCCATGTGATTAACTCCTTATACTTATGGTATAATTTGCCCACATTTGGTTCAGTGTCACGAGATTTCCACAATTGCTGTAGGATTTCTCTCATGTCATCTATAGGGACAACAACAGATAGAGGTTCTTTCTCTTCAGTAATAATAACTTCAGCCATTAGTTGAAAACTGCGTTAACAGACATAACTTTTGCATTAGGATTTCTAGCCAGTGCTACTTGCCTAGCTTCCTCATAATTTCTAGCGATCACAGTCTCACTAAAGACTGTTCCAGCGACATAGAGTTTGACTTCACACTTCATAATTTGTAAGGACTAGTTCCTTCCTTGATGCTTGATCTTTATTATAGCATCCTACAGACCTCATGGTGTAAGTATGTGCAAATTCTCCAACTGTCCACTCTTTGAAACGATCCTTAACAATCTGGTCAGAGTTGTAAGATATTAACAGTGGGGAAGTATACTCATCACAATTCTCGGCAAACAAATCATGATCAAATTTCTTATGCATACCACCCTTTCTACCATATAAATTATCTTTAATATCATATGGTGGATCCATGTATGTAAAGATCCCTTTATTATCCCAATCGTTAATTAACATTCTTTCGTATGTTAGATTTGTGATTGTCCAGCTTTCAATAAGTTCTTGGTACTCGCTAAGTCGTTGAATTCCTCTAAGGGAGAAGTTGGATTCACTGGCTTGTTCTGAGAACGAGGAAGACTCAGTAAGACCACTAAAGGAACACTTATTAACGATATAAAAAGCGATGGCACGAGCAATTTCCGATTCTTCTGGGTCATTTATAACCTCCTTCATTGATTGAAATAAACATCTAGCAGAATCTGGATTGCAATGAACTCCTTTCAAGTTCTCCAGTTCCTTCTGCATCTCTGAACCATTATGTTGTAACTGACACCAAAAGTTATACAATGGTTCATATAGGTCATTGACCCAGACCTCTATCTTAGGGTATCTTTTTGTAACTTCTAATGCTACAGAACCACCACCTAGGAATGGTTCACGATATTCTTTATAATTTTTAAGATCAGGAAAGAACTGAAAGAGCTTAGATAGTGCTCTAGACTTACCACCTGGATATCTTAAAGGTGTCTTTAAAGATTTACTTGTAATCATTTCCACTCCACTCCTAACATAATCTCAGTTAAACATGCTAGAGTATTAATCTCTTGGTCAGCAACAAACTGGATCTGATACTGATACTTTGCTATGATGATAACAATGTTTGGTATGGATCTACCAGTAGCATGTTCATACATTGTATCATAGATCCTTCTCATAATGTGATTGGGATCATGATCCATATGTTGAGTTACCCACTCCTTGACCAACTTATAATTACGATCCTTCATTGCTCTAATGAGATCATACACACCGATGTCTGCTATATCTGTTAGGATATCTGCCTCTATCTTACCCTTAGCTGCATGTCTCTGTGTCTCATTAAGTAACCTTCTCCAATCAGGATAATATCTCTTAATCAGTTTAGCAGTAACCTTATCACTAGACTCAACAGACTCACTCTTAAGGATCTCTCTGAGTCTCTCAAAAAACTGAGAACTCAATTCTGTCTTCTCTGTACTATTAATCTTGAAATCAATAACAGTACATCTTGATTTAATAGGATCAATCAAACGATTGACGAAGTTACAAGTAAAGATAAACCTACAGTTCTTATGATACTCCTCTATTGCTGCTCTAAGGATCATCTGGACATCAGAAGTCATATTGTCTGCCTCATCCAGTATGACCACCTTGTGAGTCTTTGTAGAGGTCAGAGAGACTGTAGTAGCAAATTGCTTTACTCTAGTTCGGATAGTATCAATAGATCTACCCTCATCCGATCCGTTAATAATAATGTAAGAAGCACCTAACTGATCACACAAAGCTCGAGCTACTGTGGTCTTACCTATACCAGCACTACCAGACAATAAAAGGTTAGGGATCTCACCTTGATCTAGGAAACCAAGGAAAGATCTCTTTAAACCATCTGGTAGGATACAATCATTAATAGTCTTGGGTCGATATTTCTCAACCCAAAGGAATTCATTCTTCATCAGGTGTCATTTCAATAATACCACTTGATCTCATCTCATGGTATCGATTACGAATCTGGTCTTTAAACCAGGCGGATCTATTACTAGCAAGATCATACTTAACAAGCTCATCCAATATCTTAAGAAGATCTGCTTCCTGTTTAGTGAATGATATGTTTATTATTAACTTCTTTTCGCTCATTGTGGTTCTAAAGCAACGTAATACTTTAAGTTAACATCTTGAGATCCCTCCCAATCACTAACCACCCACTCAGATAAAAGATGTTCTGATACAGATACCTTATAAGATGCTTTAGGATATACACGTAAGTTATCAACCTTCATATTAAGATCATACTCACCTGTAGTAGTAGCATTGGGAAGATCGAATCTACATGAGTTACTAGTGTCCATCTCCTTATCAGAGAAATTAATGAAAGAAGAAGTACCATCACTGCAGAATGATAGATCCCTAAAACCAAACTTACCTGAGATATTCAAACCCTTATTAAGCAAAGACTTATCCAAATCAAACCCAATGTTTGAACCAGGAAATCTAACAGACTTATCAGGAGCAACCTTAAGAGTAATCTCTGGATCACTGTAATAATATTTGATTGCTATGTTATTACCACGAAGAACAACATAGTCCTCATTACCAAACTCTAGTGTTGGATCATCTAGGATTCTTAAACCAGATAGAAACTGACTCAAATCATAAATTGCAAAGTCTTGTGGGAAGTATTCTTCACACACATACTCTGCGAGGATGTTCTCTGCATTAGAGATAGTCTTAATGATGTTCCCCTTCTTGAATACTATAGAGGAATTAATTGTTGCGAAGTTCTCAAGGACTGAGAACGTCAGTTCTGATAAATGTACTTTACTTGTCATAATCTACGGAAAAGGCGGTAGCTCCAGTCTGAGCATTTTGATGAGCAGCAGTCTTGTCGTTAAAATGTAAAAGGAGTACAGCATAATGGATAATCTTAATGATATCCTTACGTGCTGTACCCTTTCTATCATACCTTGAGGCATATTTCAATATGTTAGACCTACAAAATGCCTCTGCGTCACCTACTGAATCAATCAAGTCAAGTGTTTGAACATTATTTGAAGAGTAGTGACCCCTGTAAGTCTGGCTAATATAGTCTGAGACCTCTTTTAAGATCTCGTTCTCATTGTATTTCAACGGTTCCAAACGTATTGTATCTTATCATGATAACATTCAAATTCGATTCCGTCAAGACTTTTTAGCTTAATTTTATGTAAAGGACTGGAAGGAGATCCCACCCCTTCCAAAATCATTCCAGACCTACCATCAGTCAAGGTAGCCCAATGTCCTAGGTATCCGTTTTTACTCATAGTAGTGCCTCCAAACCTTCGTTGATTAATCCCTTACTTCTTTTAGTAGGGCATATGCTAACACATTTCTGTACTGTACCATCAGCACGTTTAAGTCTGTCCATACTTGTTACTATTAATTCATCATCAAGAGTATTATGGACAACAAGATAATCAAACTCGTTTCCTAAGTAATCCCCTGTACCACTATTTCTCTTTCTTCTAAGATCAAGTGTGTTAGGATTATACCGTTTCTTTACAGGTGAAAATCGTTTAACCTGTATTCTTTTTTGGTTCTTTGCAACCATAAAGTCCCACCCATAATCTAAAGTTGGTTGAATCAATTGGTATGATTCATCTTCAATGAATTCATACCATTTCTTCTGGAAGTGACACTCACTTGCGATTCCCCTTAATCTATGCGGTTGCATCGTCTGACTCCTCCTCTAGATCTACTTTAGCATCAATCTTATCATATAGATCAACAAAGGACTGCTTAGTCTCTTCATCAAATCTATTTACACATACTTGGATCGCTTTAACACGATTGTTCCAGATTGCAAAGGCACGAATGATGTGTACCAGTCTACGAGTAGAGATAACTTCATCGATACCACCATCACGGAATGTTCTACGGATGATATCAGACCAGTTAGCAAGATTCTCGCAGAACTCTTCATCAAGTACACCTAGGTTAGCAGATACTTTCTCAAGGATCTTCTGCTCAGTCTTAGGGGTAGGATATTCTTGCTCAAAGGTTAAGGCGAATCGCTCAAGGAAGGCTTCGTTGAGCACGTTAGTTCCAATAAAACGTCCATCATCTGAACCCTT